CTGTTAAAGTTGAATTTGTTGGTGCGTATGCTAATTGTAATTCACCACCCTCATTACCACCACCTGAACCAATTGTTACTGAGCCACTAAATGTATTATTTCCAGTAAATGTATTTGAACCTGTTGTGGCATAACTTCCTGTTTTTGAATTTAAAGGTGTTAAATCCGTAGATTGTGAAACTATACCAAATGGTTTATTTGCAATATTATCCCAAGTCGTATGAGTTATACTACCACTAATTACATATCTATTATCGTATGAAGATGTTAATTGCGATGAAGAACTTATTGCTCCACTTAATGATGTCAAAAACGAACCCGTTTCACTTTCAGTAATCCAACTACCACTTACACTTTCAATTACATTTAATCTATCCACCAATGATGATGTAGATTGTGATGCAGTGAATGTGTTTAAATTTGAAATAGATGTTACCAAACTTGCAGTTGAAACTGATGCAGTAAAAGTATTCAAATTACTAATAGAAGTTACAATTGATGCCGTAGTTACACTTGCAGTAAAAGTATTTAAATTTGAAATAGATGTTACTAAACTTCCAGTTGAAATACTTGCAGTATAAGAATTAAAAGATGATGTAGATAATTTTGTATCTAATGTATTACTTAATGCAGAAGTTACTAAATCGGTTGCAAATGCACCATCCAATGAAGATGTTAAATTATTTATAGAAATTTTATATGTTGTGCTACCTGAAATACCAAGTACAAAAGTTGTATCTAATGATGCTACACTTAATGCAGGTAATTCTGATATTTTTTTTCTTGAGTTTGCCATTTATTATATTATTATGTCTAAACCACTTTCGGTTATTATTATTGAGTCATCTTCGGTTGCAATTGGAATTTCTAACAATTTACCTATAACATAAATATCATTTATTGTGACAGAATCAAAATCTATGTATTCATCATTTAAAGTTATAACTACATTATTTCCAACTTCTTTAATTGTATAATCTCCTGGTATATGTAAACCATACACCAAGACTTCAAAATTGTCAGATGATGCTCCTTCAGTTCCGTAATCTAAACTAACATCGTATATTGTCAATGTATTCTCAATATTATCAAATGTATCAATTTGTCTACTAATATATCTTGCACTATGTTCCAAAATTTCTTGATGAAAATTGGATATAGTAGATTTATTATTTACTAATTTAATTGGATTTGGATTAGAACGAGTTTTTGAATTGAATTTATTTGTAGTTGGTGCTTCAACATTTTGTAAACTTCCTGTTAAATCCAAATTGACAAGGTTTTCCGGATTGATTCTTGCAGGAATCACTCTATTTAATTTTCTTGCATTTGAATTAAATTGTCTAAGCATAACTTTCTATATCTCCTTTAATTTCAATAAAATCTTTATCATCTAAACTATATTGAAAATTATCTTTTATAAATTTTACCAATAATCCAGTAGGTCCTTGTTCGGTTATATAATCTCTAGGACTTATATTTTGAGTATTGATAAAAATTTTCAATCTATCTTGTTCAGTTCTGTATTCAATCTCTCTTAATACATCAACAAATCTCCAACCAGTTGCTTCCCAAATTGAATGAGTTGAATCATTTAAATTTTTTGGAGTTAGGATTGCATTACCAGGTTTTCTAAACATCTTTTGAGTTATGTCTAATAAACTTCTTTTCATTATAAATCAATAAATTTACCAGTTATTGCAATTTCATCTCCAGAATCTACATTAAATCCCAAAGCACTATTATCAAAATTAATTGTCAAAGATGATGTAGTTAAACTTATTGTAAAATGTGTATTGAAATAATATCTAACACCATTTATATAAACTTTAACATCATATGAATCATCACCATCTTCCAATGCAGATGTTATAACTGATTGTAGTGATGCCGGTGTTTTTATTAATTTAATACCACTAAAAGTTATTGTATTATTTGTTGTAGGATTTTGAGTTGCACTATTATTTAATGATAAGAAATCAATAAGGTCTTTGTTATCATAATATGGTGAAGGTGTTGTAAGAAATCCTTCCAATCTACCATTACCACTCGTCACATCTACTTCGGTTGTAACTACAAGTCTTTTAGTTGACATTGATTTTCTTGTAGTCAATTCTCCATCAAATTTTTCCGGCAATAAATATGCTTTAACATTTAGTGAAAATTCTACTCTATTAATTCTTTCGGTTCCTTCACCAACTTCGTTGACTACATTAAATTCACTAACGGATGTTCTAAATTTAAACTTTTCTTTATCTCCCCAATATGAAGATGCAAAATTAAGTTGTTCAATTACTTCATTTAATTGTTCTGTATAGGATGTCCAACACATACAATCATAATTTACTTCAACATAATCCGGCATTGCTATTCTAAAAATTTCTTGCTTTGGTTTTGCACTTCCACCCAATGCTGTAAAACGGTCGTATCTATTATCTTTTGACCATTTTGTAATTGCAGGATATGAAAGATGTCTATTTGGCATATTCATTGTTTCATCCTTTGCAATTGATGTTCTACGAATCATTAAAATTGGTAATTGTATTTTACCTTTACTATCTCTAAAAATACCTTGTCTTCTTGCACCATTCCATCTTTCTGAATTACCATATATTACTGGTATTTTTATAGCAACACCATTTGCATCTTTTAGAGTTGGTAAAACCGTATCCTCTAAATAAGACATCATAGCATAATCTATATCAAAAAGTGTAATACTTTTTTTTAAATCACCGTTTGATGATTTTATTTGATTTGCTCTATTGACATCGGGTCTTAGTGGATTTACTGACATTTTTTACTAATTTATTCGTTCTTCTATATTAAGATTTGATTTAGATACCATAAATGTAGAACATACGATACTCCAGTTTCTTCTATTATAGAATTCATCTGTTTCCGTTTCTCCACCAGGTAACCCACCTATAAGTTGTGTTTCAGTTGTATTATCTATTTCATAATACGCATCATTAAAATATATTACATCACCAATTTCAGGATATGCACTTCTTTCTCTACAATGTTCTCTATCAAAACGGAATTCTACATTTTGATTTGTATCAGGTCCAAATCCTTCATATGCTGCGGTTTCAGGTTCCTTATTTATTAAACAATATAGTGTAACTCCAGGATGCCATGTTTTATTCATTGCTTCACCATATATATTCACACGTGTTTCATTTATATTAACTTTAAATAAAACGCATGTATCTTCAATTACCTTTTCTACTAATTCTCTGGCAACATTTCTGAAAAAACTTATATCTCTTCCTACTAAAAACTTTGGCATATTATCCTACATATAATTTTAATGGAACTTTTCTTAACATTTCCTGTTGATGGTCTGCTTCATGTGCTTTATTTTCCATCACATTCTTTCTACTCATTTCTTCCAAATTCTCTCTCAATTGTGTTACCAATGCATCTTTTTCTACCTGTGCCTCTGCTCTTAAAGCTGCACCATCCAATGATACTTCACCATCTGGAATTGGAATAGAATTATATTTTTCTCTAATAGCTCCTAACAATTCTTTTGCTAAAGCTAATGTATATTTTCTAATCCATTGTTTACCAACTTCATTTATTTTTGAATATTGAATAAAATTATATGGAATATCAGAATAATCAGAAAGAGAATCCGCTTGAATAGTTTGAGAATCATGTTCAAACTCATCTCTACTCATATACTCAAAGTATATTTTTTTAGGAGTATTTTTAGTTGGAACAGGAAATATTTCTATTTTATTATCTACAATATTAAATGAATGTGCAGATTTTCTAATGTGGTCATTAAATTCAATTTGTTGCATTCTCAATACATCTTCATAAAGAGGCATCATTAAGAATTGTGCAGCTGGTGAATAATTACCAAATCCTAATTCAGAAATTAAATTCAAAGTTCCTTGTGCACCAACTGAATATGGGTCAAAAAATCTTGTGATGGCAGGAACTGCTTCATGATAAACTCTAACTACATCTATTGTAGATGAACCACTAAACATAGTTGCAAAAGATGCTGATGATTCTACATCGATTGCTCCTGACATTATATTATATTTTTGAACCGATTCAGTCAATTCTAAGTATGCTTTCTTAATTGTTGTATTACCACCAACACCTGCTAGAGTTCCATATTGTTGAGACATACGAACTGTTGTTGGTAAAAATGAACCATCTACAAGAGTTTGAGAATAATTTGTAACTTTTCCTTTAGGTTGTCCTCTTAAAATATCTAAATTGTTTCTAAGATTAAATTGATTAACTTGTGCAGAGTATTCGGAAACTGATTCTTCAAAACATGCCCAAATTTGTTGATTATCTAATTCAATATTAACAATTGGATAACCCAACCTCTTTGCAACCCAAACTGCAGTTTTAGGTGCATCGGTTTTAAAATCGGAATCATTATCATATATTCCAAACGGAGTTGCTTCCATTGATGCGGAAGCGGATAAAAATGCGTTGTATGTTGAACCGGACCAATAAGTGTTTATAGACATTACTTAAAATTTATAGTTATACACCTATAAATATAAGAATAAAAAAAGAAGTGTTAAGCTATCTGTGTAATCGTTGTAATAACGGATGGTGTTCCTGGAATTGATGGTGTTCCTGCATCATAATGTAATATTCCACCACTATTATCACACGACCATTTTATTTGAACATAATCGTTTGCTTCCAAATCAAATATAAAATTCCAAGCAGCTACTTGTTTACCCAAATGTGCCGATTGTGCTTTTGCAAC